GTTTGCAAAATAGTTATTCACCGCAACTTGTACCGCCGCGGCTTGTGTATCGGCTGTTATACCACTCAAATCAGGATCGAAATTAAATCTTGTAGTAACTTCGAGGAAAGTATCTGTTGGATCTGTGAATGCTGTATCAATTGACATGATACCTAAGTTTTCAGCGAGTTGAGTTTGTATTGAGTTTTTCACTGATGTCTGTACATCTGATGAAACTCCAGTTTTAAATTTGAGAGAAAGATAAACTCTTCCATAAATTGGAGGAACATTATCGTTTCCACCCCATGCTGTTACATCTTGGACAGTAGTGGAATAGCGAGAAAGAATTAATGCTTTGTAATCTTCGGCCGTAACAAGTCTTTGTTGAGTCGCAAAAGAGATAGGAGCATTTGCTTTAATTGAGTTAATTGATTCTTTATCATCACCACCAGCTGAATTTGTCACTGTTGTAACTGTAAGAGTGTAATCATCAGAGCCGACTGTAATGTCATCATCTGCAATAAATGTAGTGGCTCCATTCGCCAAAGCTCCATTTGAAGCAATATATTGAATTACTATTTTATTTCCTGCTACTGGCGCAGTACCTAGAACATTGCCTTCGCTAAATGTAATTTCATAAAATCCATTCGGAGCTTCTCTTACAATGAAGATTGTTGAATTTTCATTTATTCTAACTGCATCTTCAATGTTAGTATATTGAGTGGATGATGAAGAACTTACAGTATCAAAAACATTCACATTCAAAGTTGTTGTGTCTAACTCAGTGTCGGGTATTACGAACACTTGTTCATCTGCAACATCTCCAACTATAAATGTTTTTGTTTTTACGATACCTTCAGCGAGTTCAATATTAGCACTTCCACTCGATGTTAAAAATGTAAATGTGCCCGCTCCATCGTTTGCAGCAGTATATTGCTCGAGTGTTTGGAAAGTATATGATACACCGTCAACACTCGCTGTAAAGGTTGTATATTGAGGGATTAGTGCAGAAGCAACAGATGCATCACCAGTAACAAGACTGAGATTGACTTCTGACTTTGATGCAGTTTTTGAACGAGGGCGATAACCCAGAGTTTCGGCATGTGATACAACAGATGCTCTTAATTGTGCTGAACTCAAAAATGATTCATTAATACCAAGATTGGCAATCAATCCATTAATGTGAGTGTTATATGCAAGAACATCAAGAATATTTGACAGTCCACTTGCTTCAAAATCGTAATCTTGAAACTCACTACTTCTTTGTAAATAGGTTTTTAGATTTGTTTTAATACTATTAAAATCTAAATCGGATGATTGTATAGTTGCCATTATCTCAGCCTCGTGAGTGATACATTTACTTCTACATTTTCGAGTGTAGTTATGACTTGAAATTTAACTGTAATATCAACATTATGATTTTCAGGATCGATGCGAGCACTTACGTCTCTTACTGCAGCTCTTGGCTCATAGTTAGATATGGCGGAAGCAACACGATCTTGAACTTCGAATTCATCAAACTCATCGCTTAATTCAAACAAGAAACGATTTAAATCACCACCAAAAAGAGGCTGAAAAGGTTTCTCTCCATAATTTGTTAATAATAGATTTTTTATAGATTGTTTTATCGCTGCAGCATCTGTTTTCTTAAAGACATCTCCACTCGCTTTTTTTGCAAACGTCAAATCAATATCAGAACTCGTGACTACACGCGAAGTTGTGATAGGTTTATTATTTAGATTTCCGTCTTCTACTGCAAATGCTCGAGCCATTCCTAATCCTTTGATCTATTTATACCATAAATCATTGAGCGATTTCTCTTATTTGAACGTTTGATATAGATGTTTCATATCCTGCCGCGGTTCCGGGATTAGCATACGATCTATTCATTCTGAAACGTGAACTCGAGTTGGCGGTATTTTTGTACAATAATCTATATCTTTTATAGCCAGACACTCCGGGTTTGTCAAAATATCTAATAACTGTTTGCCGCATTGTAGATTCATTATTAGCATCATAAAAAACAGATATATAACAATTGTTACGGGCGTAGTCAGCATCCCCTGTAACTTGAAAGTTAACTAAAGTATTAGTATTATAGCCTTCGTATCCTTCTCTACGAATCACTCTAGGACCTCCATCACTACTATCTTCTGCGATCAAAAAACCGGAGTTATGATTGCTTGGCTCACCAACTATATTCCACTCAATCACTACTAAACTATTATCTTTGACGAGTGTGATTTCGACGTCAGTAGGCTCCCAAAGCAGTATCCGATTTCCAAAATCAGTCCGATCTTGTGCTTTTATCACAGGATCATTTGCGATAATTACCTCATCATGTTCAGAATCACTAAATCTGTACCAATGTTCTTGAATTGTCTGCCCTGGGAGATAATCGCCAGACGCTAATCCATTTAGACTTGCATATGAAAGATTTGAGAAATATGCCGAGTCTGCAGCTAAGTTCGGTGTAGTCAAAGTCGCGGTACCAGTAAGAACTAGATCTCGATTCGATGAATCACCGTTCTTCAAAACACGATCAAGAGTCATATCACTGTCAAGATCGCGGAAATTCTCGTCGAGCTCTCCATAAGTAAGAGCAACACCCTTATCTAATCTTTTAGTAATTGTCATGTTGTATCTCCATCGTCGTTATAATAAACTCCTATTGCTGCCACAAACACATCATTTACTGTGCCGGGATTGTCTTGAATATATTCAAACTCTACAAACTCGAATCTTTCTGTTTCTGCTTTTGTAGGGTTTGTTAAAAATGTAAACCCAGATGAATCTAATTCTGCCATGTTAACCCGCTATCACGTTTGATGAACCACCACCCGATGCATTCGGAACCCAAGAACCGTGGCCACTTGTGCGGTCTCCAATCCTATGCACACCTCTTCCATTTACAATTACTTTAAATGAACCACGGACTGCTTTGTCACCGCAGCCAGTTCCATCACCTATTCTTACAGCACCAGCTCCGTTGACGAGTACATTCGAAGATCCACTCACATATGTAGTACTATGAAATGGATTCGGCGTTGGACTCGCATGCCCAATATGTTTATCTCTTCCTCTTCTTGTAATACCCGGCATTAGTTCAGGTTGATAACCCCTCCAGTTGTTATTGTCTTATTGCTACTAATTGATTCAGTATCGCTTCCACTCACATCTTTCGAAGCATTTTCTGCAATAGTTTCCGAAAGATTCTTACCGATTGTCGTTGTAACATTTCCAGTAATATCTTCTGTTACATCACCTTTCACTACAAGATTTAAATCACCATCGACAGTAATTTCCATGTTCTCTGTAACGTGTAGTTTATCATTACCAGTCACAGTTCGGAATCCATTCTTATGATGTGTTACAACATCTCCATTCGGATGCATTTCAATGAATGTACCAGACGCATGATAAATATGAATTCTTTCATAACTACCATTACTATCAAAAGAATCATCAATCTCAATCACGTGTCCTCTTGCAGTCTGATGAACTTGATTCAAAGGATAGATTGCGTTATACGGATTTTCTGGTTCGTCGGTTACTTCGTCTGGTGTTTTTTCAATTGTGTTTGTTCCACGAGCGAGTTGATTTGTAGATCTTCCTCCTTCAGAATCATCTTCCAATTTTGGCATACTTCCAAGGACAAGAGGAAGTTGTGAGTTTGTTCCATCGAGAAAAACACCGAAAACACGAGCATTGACTTGTATTCCTGTATGAATACCCAGACCAGCAGTACCACCTTCGGTGATTGGCAAAAGTGTTTGAGCCCATGGCAATCCTTTGTCAGGAATGTCTTCAGTATTTTCAGAGTGAATACCCATAATCCTCAACTTAACTCTTCCGAGTTCTAGAGGATCTTGAACACTTACAACTCTACCAATAAACCAGCGAGTTTCATCACCATAAAAATCTTTATATCTTGTAGGAATCATCTCTTATAGTTACCTATTTTAACGCAAGTCAATGCTACATCGTATTGTTCTTTTTTAAACATGTGACGAGCTTGATATATCAAATAATCACCAGATTTTTTCGGGTCAATTTGCTTATTACCTCTACCAGTTTCTGGTTGAGAAACTAAGAATTCAACTCTTAAATTATTTCCAGTCGTAGAATGTTTATCACCATCAATAAAGTCGACTCCATCAACAACTAGTGTCACTGGATTTTTCTTAATGAAATTATCCATAGCTCTTGAAACTATTTCTAATTTATATTCGCTGTCAAACTTTTCTTCACGATATGAGCTCTTATAATCATCACCATCTTCAAGTTTGTAAGCTCCTGAACCTCCAACTTGAACAATCCGTCTGTTTTGTAATTTATTAAATGGTCTTCCATTCACTAGATATAATTCAGAAAATGCTGGATTAGGTTGATTGCTTTGTAAAACTCCATCAGATTTCATAGGATCAAGTAAATCTTTTTTAATATCGAATTTAAATGATTTTTGTTTATCATTAATCGTATCAATGTATTCATATGTAGAACCAATTAATCCCTTTTGAATAATTTGATATAGATTCTCCATATTGTGGCCAAAGTCATGATTTCGAACAATTCTTCTTTTGACATCCGGATCAGTCGACTGCGCAGCCATCGATGAATTTTGATATGAAACGTCCGGATTAATGACAGGTTCTTGCAATAAAGCTCCGAGATCATTAAGTAAAAGCTTATCCAATGCGAAAGATGAATAAATGTAAAAAGGATAGCCTCTCTTTGATGTAGCTCTTGAAGTAATCCATTTCAAAGCTTCTGCTGGATTTAAATTCGGAACTACTACATGAATGTCTTGTTTTGGTGGAGAAGCCGATATAATATCTTTACCTAAGTATTCTGAAGCAATATTTTTTGCAATTTTTAAAATTCTTCCTTCATAAAACTTATTAACATTAGTGAGGTTTGCAATGTATCCAATGTCTTCGATCATGTGAAAAGCAAGGGTTTGAATATTGTCTCCAGTTTTTTCTGTGCTCACAACCTTTGTAATATAAAAAGTTTTCTTAATTGATCTAGAGCCTTTTCGTAAACTTCGAAGTTGTACGGTTATTCTTTCGGCACCAAGAATATCAGCGTTTTGATATAAGTTTTCATTATCAAGAATAAAAAGCTGAGCTGTCAGATATGGTTTATCTAAACTTTCAAAGACATCGAGATCTTGTGTAACTTCACGCAATTCTACACTTGTATTCAATCTTTCAGATTCTAAAAGAATTGATTCAAATGTATAACTCGAAATATGATCTGTTTCATTTGTTCTTGCCATTAAATTGCAATTGCCTCTCTGAATGATTGAACGACATCTTCAATAATACGAGGTCTAATTATCTTTATACTTTTTAAAGCGCTGTTTTGAGAAACAAGCCTGTCCAACCATGTGATTTCAGTCAACAGCCCACCCGGTCCTACTGTAGGATCAATATCAACGTATTCTTTGTCAGCATTTTCATAATGATGAGCTGCATTATACTGCACTGCAAGACTGTTAATGACAATGCTTCTTGATATATCATCAACAGGACTGATCGAATTAACTGTTTCACCAGAACTAAATGTACCAACAGAAGTATCAAACCACACTTGACCTAAATCTAAATCACGATGAATAATAGTAGCAGTTGCTCCAGAAGTAAATCCTGTCATTGTGTGGCCAATTTTAAATCTATCGGTCAATGTTGATCGAGTTGTAATTACATTTTTATCATAGATTAGTTGTGCTCTTTCAAAAATCTTACGATCAGATAATGGCCAACCAGTGTCTCTTAAACCGGCATTCATTAAGAAAAAAGTCCAATGATATTCTGGAGTACCATATAGTTTGTATGAAACTTGATCCGGTCTTTCGTCACCCTGAATATAATAATCTTCGTATGCTGTAGACGCGTCTCTTATTTGGTCGACTACATCAGAATATATTGATATATTTTCGAAAACTTCGGTTGTGTCTTCGTTTCCAAATTTATAATTGACTCGAGGAAAATATTGAAAAAATGTCATATCTGGTCATTTCCTCCAAATACTTGGTCAGGTACTGCTGGTGCAGATCTGTCAATTGTTCTTTCGTTATTATCGTCAGGCGCATTTTCAAAATGATAGAACGTATCGTTTTCTTCATTTACAACATCATACCTGCTGAGTGGTTTGTACTCAGTAAATGTTAATGTCATATCAATTTCTGTTGGTGATCCATCTGGGTGTAACACTGTGCTTGTTGGATTGTACGTAGTTGATACAGTTTTCAAATAAGATAATTTAATAGGTGTACCAATGTTTTTGAAGAAATTGTTACCAGATCTACTCAACAAGCGAATTTTGAATAGATTAGGATAATCATATGCAAGTGATATTGATTTTCCGTAAGGTATTTCGACTGGATAAGCATGGAATCTAAAAAACTTGACAATTCTTTTAATCATTATAGCTTCTTCAGGCGATCGTGGAATAAACTTAAAGACAAAGTTAAATTCACGAACAGCAACACCATTGAACATTGTACGAATGTTAGGATTCATTGTAACTCGAGCAGCAATTCCTATCGCATTTCTTACTGCATCTGGAATCATAGGAACAGCTTGTGAACCACGTACTGCTGCGACACGACTGACTGTACCCGTACCAAATAAATCGAATATTGACTGGCCGGCTTCTGTCAAACCTTTCATTACTTGTGAAGATATATCTTGCCCTGCATTCATTCCAGACATTACACCCGCTCCGACAGCACCAAGACTCGCAGATTGATAATCAAAGCCATCATTGACTTGATATGCTACGGGGAGATATAAATCACATTTTTCACCAGCAATCTCGTCCGTTCTCATTCTTCTTACAGACGCGCTTCCTGATGAAGCTCTTTGAGCAATCCCGCCTTCACTCGAAGTATTACTTGAGTTAAACCGTACAGTAATATCCGGTGGAATAACTCTTATCGATTGAAAAGATATTTTTGAACGGTATTGCTGTCCAACATCAATCGGATACTTGTATGGACCGTATGGTGAACTTTTTAGTGGAGCAGCCATGCCTTTTCCTATAGATAAATAGATAAAAATAATTTAAACTATTTATACGTAAAATATGGCATATTCAGGCAGATACAGCGTACTCAATCCTAAGAAATATAAAGGTGATCATTCAAATGTCATCTTTCGATCATTGTGGGAAAGAGATGTGTTCAAATGGTGTGATATGAACCCAAAAGTAAAGGCATGGTCTTCGGAAGAAGTCGTGATACCGTACTATTATGAAGCTGATAAGAAATATCATCGCTATTTCCCCGATCTCAAGATTATCTTTGAAGGTAAAACAATCCTCGTCGAAATCAAACCGGCAAAAGAAACCACCCCGCCGACTGGAGAAAGAAGAACTAAACGTTATATCACCGAAGCGCTCACCTACGTCAAAAACATGAATAAATGGGAAGCAGCTTCTTCATATTGCAAAGATCGTAAATGGGAGTTTCAAATCTGGACCGAAGAGACACTTTATACAATGGGTATTATGACAAAACCATTGAAGAAAATACCAGGGAAGCTCAAACCTTTGAAACCATACAGACGTAAAAAATCTAAAAAATAGTTATAAATAGTCGTATGGCAGGTGAAAGTTTATTTAGACAACTAGAGATCGAAGCATTTCGTGCAGGAATTACTCCACGGACACAGCAATCTATTGACTGGTTCCGTAAAAAAGCACGTGATATGTTTCGTGGAAGAGTTGTCAGAAATCGTAAAGATATATTAGAAGATGAAGCATTGAATCTGACAAGAAGGCCAGTGACTAGAACTCAAGGTCCTATTGGTAATATGTACATGTTTTTTTATGATCCAAAGTTTAAAAAGACATTACCTTATTATGATGGCTTTCCTCTCATTATCATGATGGGACCTGCTGAAGGTGGATTCTATGGACTCAATTTGCATTATCTTCCACCAGTTGTACGAGCTCGAGTACTCGATTCTGTATTAGGAACAGGCGGTAAGATTCCTGAAAGGTTTGTTGCACCAGCATTGAAACGATATTTGTTTAAACACGTAAGAAGTCGTTTTGCTGAAGTTGATAAGCCAGAATGGGAGATCGCAACATTCCTTCCGGCTGCAGATTGGAATAAAGCAAGTGCAAATACAGTTTATAGAGATTCTAGGAAGAAATTGAGAGCAAGATGACAGCATCACTCGATAAATTAAAAAGTGTCATTGCATCAAAAGGTGGAATAGCACGACCAAATAACTTTCTTATAGAGTTGCCATCAATACGCGGTGTCTCTTCGAGAGATATGAATATCCTGTGTCGTAATGCTACTCTACCCGGAAAACAAGTGTTGACACATGATCGCAGAATTGGTATGCAGTTTGAGAAAGTAGCTTACGGCTATGCTGTTGATGATGTCACTTTGACATTTATGTTGACAAATGATTATAGCGTTAGAAATTATTTTGATGCTTGGAGATCTGTCATACTCGACGAAGAAGGGCAGACTGTAGCATATAAAAATCAATATGAACAAAGAGTAGTAATTCACCAACTGGCAAATAGTGTCCCATCAATATTTGGAACAGCTTCAATTAATATTGGACCAATCTCAGCAGGATTTTCTGGTGGAGTTGGATTTCCATTTGATGGGAATGTGAATATTACAACTCCAGTTTATTCTGTAGAATTAATTAATGCATTCCCAACAACAATAGGACAAATCGATTTTAATAATGACGCTGACGGATTTATTGAAATGCAAGTCCAGATGTCATACACAAACTGGAAAAAGGTTCCAGCTGGACAAACACAAATTAGTATACAAATATAGGATTGAACTAAATCATGGCATTACCCAAACTAAATAATACTCCAAAATATGAACTGACGATTCCATCAACACAACAAAAAGTAATGTATCGTCCTTTCTTAGTTAAAGAAGAAAAGTCTTTGATGATCGCAGCTGAAAGTGGAAATCAACAAAATGTTTTGAGAACTTTGATTGAAACAATTGGAAATTGTGTAGAGACTGATATACCACTGAGCAAATTAACATCCTTTGATATTGAATATATGTTTTTACAATTGAGATCGAAGAGTGTAGGTGAAAGCGCAACCATTGGTCTAAAGTGCGATGATTGTGGAACAGCAAACGAGGTTTCGATTAATCTTGAAGAAATTAAAATTAAAATTCCAAAGGTACAAAAGAATGTTAAGTTGAATAGTAAAATTTCACTTGATCTTGATTGGCCATCTTTTCGTGATATCATCGACGCTGGAATGGCTGAAGGCGACGAAGCAACAGCAGAACAAGCTTTCTCTTTAATTCGCAGCTGTATGAAAGCTGTTAACACAGAAGATGAAAGAATTATGTTAAATGATGCATCAAAACAAGAAATTGAAGAATTTGTTGATTCGATGAGTACTGCACAATTTCAAAAAGTAAGAGAATTTATTGAAGTGATTCCAAAGCTTTCGCATGATGTCAATTACAAGTGTAAAAAATGTGGATTTACTAATAATATTAAAGTTGAAGGAGTAGCAAATTTTTTATCCTAGCTCTATCTCATGAAAGTTTGGAAAATTATTATCAAACAAATTTTAATCTGATGACACACTGGCATTGGGGACTGACTGAGATAGAGGAAATGATTCCATGGGAAAGAGAAATTTATATCTCTCTATTGATTAACTACTTAAAAGAAGAAAGAGCACGTCAAGAACAAAGGCAACACTAATGGCAAGTTTAGATATCGTAGTAGAACAGTTAAAGAATAACGGTAACAAAAATACCGAACAACTGGCAACTCTTAATACATCTGTTCTTAACATGAATAACATGTTAGGAGATCTCACAGATGCTATGATGTTGCAAAGGCTCGACTTGCTCGAGATGATGCGAGAGAAGAAGGATACTGCTCCTGGTGCACCAGCTGGACAAGCTGGAGATGCAAAAGCCGGAAGTGGAAACTTAGCATTGCTATTAGCTGGATTAGCTGCATTTGCATCTGGCTTTATTGGTGGTATTTTAGATTCAATTAAAAATTTAGTAAAGCTCTTTAGAATCGACAAATTGTTTGATATGCTCAAAGCTGCTACTGGCAACTTATTAACAAGAATTGGAAGCATTGTATCACGGATAATTGATCCCATCGCTGATTTGTTTAGATTGATGAGAGGAAAAATAGTTGCAGCAGTGGAAGACTCGATTAAAATTATTGATGATATGATTCAACCTATTCGAAATTTGTTTGCAGCTGGTCCAGAATCAAGAATCGGTAAACTCTTTGCTGCGATTTTGAAGCCATTTATGTTTCCCTTTGAAGGAGTGATTGACGAATTAGCAAAACCATTAAAAGCTTTGTTTTCAGGAGAAGAAGGAATTATATCAAAAATATTCCGCAGAATTAAAACAACATTTGATGCACTTATTGAACCAATACAAAAAGCATTCGGATTTGTCACAGACGCTTTTAAAATATTCCAAGAAGGAAGTCCAGTTATGAATGCGCTAGGTTCAGTTGGTCGAATTATCGGTCGATTGTTCTATCCATTCACATTGATCATGGGTATATTCGATACTGTAAAAGGTGCTATTGCCGGTTATGAAGAAGAAGGATTTCTTGGAGGTATCTCTGGTGCTATTGAAGGCTTACTCAATTCACTCGTTGGTGCACCTCTTGATTTGTTAAAGAGCGCCGTGTCATGGGTAATGAAAAAGCTTGGATTTCAAAATGCAGAAAAACTTTTAGATAGTTTTAAATTCGAAGATATAATTACCGACATTGTTATGTCGCCGATTGTAATGCTCAAGAGAGCGTTTAATGGTATTATTGAATTGATTGCTTCTGGAATTGAAAAGCTTACCATTCCTTTTGTTGATGAAAAAGCTGCAGCGGATAACTTAAGAAAAGCAAAATTTGATGATACGGGAACGTCAAAGACTGAAGAGCGAGCGGCAGGAGGAATTCAAGGAAGAATATCTGAAACGCAAGCTCCACAACAAGGGCAAGTCATTAGAGATGAAAACGATGCTTTACAAGCTCTTCGTCAGGGCGGAAATAACATGGTTTCTGTTCAGGATAATTCATCCAGTGTTAGCGCAGTGAGTTCTAACACTCAACCTATTCTTACATCAACCCCATCAGCTCGAGATTATAGCGATCCTATGCTAGCAGGCTCATAAACGAAAAGAGACCCGTGCACAGATCTCTTTTCTAAATGCAGCAGAGCCGACGTATATGTGCCGGATGCGTTCTCCTTTTGTTTTGCGTTCCTACTAAGTTTTACATGGGCGAACGGACCACTCCCATGATAGGGATTCCAGTGACGGTGCGGAGTATGAGAGAGGAGCTATGATTACTCGTTCACGTCACTGGAAACTGTTTAGTCTTCGTTTGCTAATCGAGCAAAGTAAGACATTGTATCGTCATCCTCTGTTTGAGGAATCGTTTCCGCCGTAGGCATAGGTGCAGCTGCTACCGGTTCATTCATTTGAACCTCCTGTTTCATTGTCGCTGCTCCCATACTTGCTTCTTCTCCAAGAACTCGACCTAGTTTTGCTTTCAATTCATCATAAGTCTTGTAGTTCTTTGGATCAGTAAATTCATTCAGATCATGTACCTGATTGTATATATTCTCTAGTTTCGATTCATCTGCTTCATAGAGAGCAGACTGTCCGTCAAACTCTGATTTATCATAGTTACGATAACCTTCTACATTGCGGATTTTTAATTTAAAGTCTGCGCCTTCCCAAAAATCAAATGGATTGACAGGCTTTTCATCAGCAAAAGTTGGTTGCATAACATCCATAATCTTATCGAAGATCTTCTTACCAAACTTATAAAGAAACACCTTACCTTCATTTTGAGGCGCAGATGGATCTTGCAAAACAAGAATGTTTGTTACGTAGTGCAGTCTACGCTTTTGAGTCCTTGCTTTTTCTTTGTCTGACTCGATGCCAGAATTCCACAACCGGGAGTTGAGTTCGCCAACAGGATCAGGTTGACCAATAGATGTAAGGCTGTTTTCGATATACCAAAGACCGGTTGGTCCTTTAAATCCGTGGTCCCAGTATCTGACCCATGGTAGTTCTTGTCCTTCTGCTGCTGGAAGGAATCTAATAACTGCATATCCATTACCCGCCTTATCTACTGTTGGTTTCCAAATACGCTCATCTACATAAGATTTTTGTTCACCGCCTCCAGAAGTAGATTCTGCTGCTTGAATAAGTTTTGAGATTTGATCTCGATTACGTTTTAAATTTTCGAATGACATATTTTGTGTATCCTTTGTATGTACTGAAATATTAGCTGTATTATACCATAGTTTTTCTGCATTGTAAACAGACAATATTATATATTATCGTTTTAATCTGCAAATGCACTGTCTAATGTGTTTCCTTGTGGCAAAAAGTTTAAGGCCATTGCCTCTGCCTCGATCTTATCCTTAATGACCGGTGAAATAAATTTTTTCACGTCTTCGGGTTCGATGTCGTTCTTATCGCATACATGCAAGACTGCTTCCATATATGGAATCTTCAATTCACTGACTGTTGATTCAATCAGCTTAGTAAATTTACTTTTTGTAAGAAACTGACTCTCAATCGCCATCTGCTATTCTCCACTCACAATCATATCCGCCTTTACGATCTGAGACCCAATCTTCATCTTCTTCATCATGACCATATTCATACATTAAATCAGTTGCTTCATCATGGCGAGGATGAGATTCATCGGCAACAGCAGCTTTAAATTCTTCAATGCTACCTTCCCAATCTCCACCAATAATTTCATCATCTACATTATAGATCATGATACGCGTCACGTTATGATATTCATGTAGTTCTACTTTCATTATTTGTTCTCCACTCTCAATAGAATAGTGTCTTCATTAATGCGGCCATTTGGAACAGTCGCTTTGGTTTTAATCTCATCTAGAAGCTTGATTAACTGTCGTGGTGTGCATTTAGCAACAGTAGGCAGTATATCTAATGGCTTCCTTAACGTGAGTGTACGAGATGATACCTTATCAAAGTTCTTAATGGTTGTACCACTAATAATAAAGCCTTTTGGATCCTCTGTAACGTACTCAGTAATTCTACGATACTTTGTATTGAATACATAGAGCCTCATCTTACCAATGATTTGAGCAGGCTGTATCGATACAATCTTAAAGTCAGTATCTTCTTTCTTGTATTTAATCTTTGAAACTTGTTTATCAATCGAAGGAGCTTTTGCAACCTTGACTTTACGTTGAGCTTTTGCTGCAGACTTGATACGATCGAGATCAGCAAGCATAGCTTGACATTCTTTGATGCGGCGATTGAGTTCTGGTCGTTTCAAATGTGAATAGCCCTCGACGGCTTGCTCACAACGCTTGTGATAGGCGTCTTCATAATCTAACAACCAGCCCTCAATCGCCTGACGAACAGGAAGAGTAGCAGAACCACTCAACCCATGTTTACGGAATAAACCATAAACATCAATAGAGGCTTTTTCACCATCAATCCACTTATCTTCGAGATCTAAAAGATCTTGCATGATAGTGTTACTGATTTTATTCTGCAGACGTTGCTGAGGAGAGAGGGAGACAACGTTTGAGCTGTCTTGCTTCGCCTGCAGTTTTTCATAGTATAAAGCTTTCCCTGGTTCAACCAGTTCAGCCAGCCTCTTCATCACTGCATTTTTCCAATACAGCGATCTTTCGGTTTCTTCCAAAGCACTGTTAGACCAGAAACATGCAGCCGCATGTCCATAGCTTGGAAGAAGCCTGTATTCAGGATTCGCGATAATAAAACGAGAATCTTTCTTATTAAAATTATTTTTTACGAAAGTTTTAACTTGATCAATCGCATCTTTACGACTGACTTCAGTTTGAAAGTAATACTGTACAGCCTCAAGTCCTTTATCAATTGGAGCAGCATTGACTCCAACTCTACGTGATGCACGAACAGTTTTCTTTTTACGGGATCTTGGTATTGCCATGATGTCTCTCCTCATCAACAGAATAATAAATTGAGCCGCCCCGTGCACGGGTTTGACTTAAGGTGTCGGCCAGACCTGTGTGAGTCTTTCTTGTGAGGGCGCTCTATAATTTCCCACCAGTGTCTTAATTTTAGAGTCGTTTACTGGCTTAACCGCGTTATGTCGCTCGACTATATAAATTAGTTCCTTTTTTATTTTATAGATCTATTCTACCACAGTTCTTAGTAAATGTACACCATAAAATGCACTTTTTTTAATTTTTTTTTCTCGGCCAGTTTAATAAACGGCGTGGTGTGCATCGAGCTGCAGTAAGCAATATAACTATTGGCATCTGTAATGAGAATGCATGAGATGATATTTTATTCGTATATATCGAAAGCTTGAATGATAAGAAGACATACTCCAGTAGTCATCATCCATATATTACCATTTGCAAGGAGCAGATTAGCAATACCGAGAATGCCGGGTGCAAAGAGTAATATCCTTCTATTGATTTTTGGTAATTTCATATTTAATCTCCGAAATGTAAATACGTTGAAAGAAAGTACTTTGGCTTTTTTCCAACTAACCCAGTATGAGGGAACATCCACTGAGGAGGAAACACGACCATTGTTCCAACTTCAGCATTAATTTTCTTATTGAAGAATTTTGTTCCTCCACTATCATTTAAATAGACGAATGCAGAAAGAAATCTTCGCGAAGATGCCATATCTGCAGCATCAATATGTTCTTTGAAATAACCATCAATAGGATATTTTTTAATTCTAAGATTTTCGAATTGAACAGCTGGAGGTAGATATTTTTGATCGTTCTTTTCCAACCACTGACGATATTTGTTGAAGTGATCTATAAAAATATTAACAGCAGCACCAACAGTTTGATCATTGTTATTTAGAGTGCACTGATCAAATTTCATTAGACTATTTTCATAGTGTTCGGCAGCGTTAGTCTCATAAATTTCAATAAGTCTTTCACAATGTTCTGGACTAAACGCTTGCCGATACACTTTACATAAATCAATTAAGTTCATTATTTTTCCAATTTAAAACATACATATTGGTTTCCAGTAGGAGTTGTTATACGGAGACTTGGAATTCCTTCTTCTGGTGTACGACAGTCTATGTCTTTCCAGTTATAACCCTCTTTCTGTTGAGCGGCCGCAGTTTGAAAAAATTCAGCCTCTACAATCCCTACTAAAGTTAAAAATACTAGTGAAAATGCTATCATTTATCTTCACCCTTTATTTCATAGAATATGTGATTTCCAATTGTTACATATTCTTGTTTTTCTGAAGCCCAATCTGGCTCCACATAATCTGCGTGATACCATAATGAGTTGCCAACTGAGTTATCTATACTATTGCTCAATATTCCACGTGCAATCAGTATTGATGTCTCCCATGCTTGTTCTTCATGTGGTTCATCAGATTTACCATCACAATACCAACTAAATTGACATCTGTCTCTTAGTGGAACCATTTTTTCAGGATCAGCCCACGACTTTCTGTGTGGTCCTTGAAAAATTACATCACAAACATTATCAGGGAAGTGCTGAGACTCTACCCTATTCATAACAACTTGAGATACGGCAATCATACCACGAACATTCTGGTTACGTGCTTCGTGATATGCATTCAATGCCAAACAAACTAAAGCTTCTGCAAGCATTACCCTCTCCTCATTCTTGCGATTTCTTTAGCCGCTTCTTTATTATCCTTTCTTATTGGTACCATATTAGATTTGTGTAATTGACCAAATCCGACGATCTCATCGCCTGTGTACATGTTTTGTTTTTTCTTTCCGGCTATTTTGCAAACAACGTCAGATGTTGGAACACTTGAAGAAGATTGCTTATAATCCGGGAGTTTAGCGCCACTCGATTTATGTTGTGTTTTTAATTGAGATGGATGTACACCCATCTTTTTTAACCATGCTTCATGTTTATCAGTAGCTGATTTCCACCCAGCGGCTTTATTTTTACGGCGCTTCTTTGTATTTATACTTGAAAGGCCTCTAACTAGATGCATTGTCATAGCCGTGACCTCTTTCTACCATGCTTTCCATACGACTTTTGAGATAATCAATAACTAGTAATTCAAGACTTGAAAGTTGGCGTTCTTCATTAGTGGCCATGCCTTCTATCTTTTCAATTTCACCCTTGAATATACGATATGCAAGAATACGATCACTTGACATTGAAGGTAGCATTAGTCCCAATCCTTATCATACGAATTTTGATCACGGACACGATCACCATAATGTTCATCGAGATACTTGGGAGCATCTGTCCAAGCATTAATGTTATGCGTATCGTACTTATCCATAAAAGACGTTTCAGTCCTACGAACACGTTGATTACGCTCAAGCTTTTTGGTGAATTTTTTAGAATGACGCTTAAGGACAGCAATACGTTGTGCTGTTGTCATACCTTTTGTGATATTCATTTGTGCCATAATATATACTCCTCAACAATTATAATATACTATTCTACCACAGTTTTTAGAGATTGTAAACCCCTAAAATGAATTTTATGCACTCCCCCAGCTCATCCAACGATCGAGAGTGTCACGATCTACATTGAGATCAGCAGCAAGAGAATCAAAATGATTCTGCTCAGCTTCTTCACGCATCTGCTCTTCTTCAGCCTCCATCCGGATCATTTTACAAGCAGCGTCCAACTCAACTTCGAGCTCCTCATCAGTCCACACACTGAGATTCATAGAACGAGCCATGCTCTTGCCGTAAGCATCTGCCACAGCATAATACACACTCTCCTCAAGTTCAATGCGTTTGTACTCAATGAGAGTACCCGTAGGCACGCGGTCTGACCAGTATTCAGTGTCAGACGGATGTGGCATCATACCCATCCAACACCCAGGCTTTTTGCTGAACTCTTCAGCTTCTTTACGCTGAGCCATGATAAAGTCATGAAGTGCACCTGACATGATATAAACTTTTTCCATAATATTAACCCCAATCTTTCCTATCTTCTTCGTTTTCAAAACCATAATCGTATTCAGCAATTTGCTCATCAGTCATGATTTCTTTTTCAATCCGAATACCTTTACCTGTACCAGAAGGATAATAGTGTGGATTGTATGGACGACCATAATAGCGATCAGCAGAACCGCGATCCTGAGGTGAACCATGTTTTGGCAATTCAGGAAAATCTGCCATTTTCATATATGTCATTTTTAGCTCCTCTTTCCATTTTATAGATCTATTCTACCACAGAAAAATTCATTTGTAAACAAAAAAGTGCATTTTTATTTTGAATAAAAACAATCACTTACGTTTTTTTTCAAATGAATTAAAGAGGACGGCTATTTAAAGGTTTACATGTATAGTCTATAGTGTCCCAATCGCCATCTGGTGGAATTGCTTTGTATACATGCAACATAGATCTGCATTCTTGTTCTTCATCGAACCATTGCACATCTTGTGTTGCGCAGTTTCCATTTAAACATACGGTCAACAAGATGTGCCAAATGATTTGCATTTTATGCTGCTATAGGCATTGCGGGATTTAATTCCATAAATTTACCCCATGCTTCATAATAGTGTCTCATACCGACTTCATCATGGATTGTACCATTCTCGTGTCGACCATGTAAGATATTTCTACGTTCAGTGCCTTCTCTCATTGTAGTACCTTGCCCCGCTACACCGATCAGATCTTCATGTAGGTTGCGACCAAACGGTCCCCAAATTGAGTTGTGGTGTTTGATACGTGTTTGTCTTTCTTCTTCAGTGTCATTGCGCAAACCGTAACCTCTAAATTCTATCAGTACTTTATTCGGACCAAGCGGTGTTACTGAGTCTGAACGATAGGCGGAACCACGAAGGTTGAAGTTAAAGCCCGGGAAGAGGTCGACCATGTACCACTGATTGGGCGGCAGATTGGGAAAAGATAACTCCCCTCTATCTTCAAATCCTTCATACTCTTCATAGTTAACAGTAAAGCTGCTGACGTTAACATGACCATTATCAAAAGGGATATTTTTTCTAGCGAAATACTCATCGTTGAATCCTGACACTCTGTTAAAGTAATGCATAAAGTCATGGTAGAATTCTGAGTTAGTATCATGCCACAGTTTGTAGTTAGTATCAATCACTGCCTTGTGGTAGTGAAACACTTCAAGTTCTTCTGTATCAATGGCATCAGCAATACAATCAAATGCACCTGCTGTCCATTCATCTACACTTTGTGTAGGGTTAGGATCAAGTGTTATCCATACCATTTGTCCATGCTTAACTTCACAGTGTAGTTCTTTTCCAAAATCCTGATCATTCCAAATTTTACCAGCTACATCACGAATACCCGTATTGATAAATGCTCGTACTCCATCGCCAGTATTCCAAGCAACTACGTTTTGACCAGCAATTTGGCTTGTCCTATAGTCAGCAACCGAGTACATCTCACTAAGGTGACATACTGGTACCCATACTTTAGAGAATATTTGTTCTTGTTCTTGTTTGTAAATGTCGTGTGAAGAATATATTTCGCTACTGATATGCTCTACTTTTGGAGCATTTAACCACTGCTTATGATTTCTAGGTGCCATTCCTATCTCCGTTTAGAGATATTTATACGGCAAAACTTTCTCCACAACCGCAAGATGCTGTAGCGTTTGGATTAATTACTTTGAGATATGAACCGCCAAGTTCATCAACATAATCAATAGTACATCCGGCAACAAACATTTCTGCCATTGGATCTATCGATAAATTTTCGATGGTTGGATTTTCTTCGGTGGTGTCCCATACATATTGGAATCCACTACATCCTCCACCTTTGACGGACAGCCACACATTGGGCTGTCCGACTTTTTTAAGGTATTCTTTTGCTGTATCTGTGACTGTAACCATATAGCTATTTATTATTGTAAAGGAATCAACCCTTGATCAGCTAGCGGACCATCAGCTACTGACATTTTCTTAAATGCTTCATCAAATTGTTCTATTCCGGGAATGATACCAATGTGTTCTTTCTTGATATAATAGAATAATGGACGAGAAACACCATAAGAACCATCAGCAATAGTTTCAAACTCAGGCAGTACTCCATCAACAGCTACCGCTTTTACTTTGTCTCTATTCATATCTAAGAATGAAAACCCAAACACAGCAAAACGATCTTCATCTGCTTGTAGTTTTTCAATAAGGAGATTGTCATTCTCACCCATTGGAACTACTGGACCATCTGTGCGTACAGCCGTACATTCCTTTTTAGCCACTTTCTTTTCTAATCCATACACTTTACGACATACGTTATGCATAATGAGTTCTACAAAAGCATCTCTTGTACCAGATGTTGTTGGAGGAATCATAATATCGATCTCTTTATTTGGAAGAGATGAATTAATATCTGACCATGTTTTATATGGATTGACTACAAACTCTGAACCATTCCATACATTATATGCAACGGCTTTATAGATTTCTTCTTTTGTTAGTTTGATTGTTTCACCTTTGGTTGACTGTGAGAAAGTAATTCCATCGAAACCAATTTGACGTTCGATTGGTGTCACACCATTCTTTTCACACAAAGCAGCTTCGGTAGATTTAATTGCTCTTGATGCGTTTGTAATATCTGGTGTGTCAGTTCCGACACCTTTGCAGAACATTTTCATTCCACCACCAGAACCAGTTGATTCAATAACAGGTGATTTGAAGCCTGAATTTTGTCCAAACTTTTCAGCTACTGTTGTAGCAAATGGGAATACTGTAGAAGAACCTACAATAGAAATTTGATCTCTTGCATACGCAGTTGAGGCCGTAGCAATGAGAGCCAGGGCAAAAAAGATTTTTTTCATTTTGGAAATTTCCTTCTGTTAAATTGAAAATGAGCAGGTCTCAACGTCTGCTCATTTTTATTTATCGTGGAAGGTGTTTCGGTTATATTACACTTTTATTATATTTTTTACTTTTGAAAGCGAAGAGTGTATTGCCTTCCTTCATGAACAAAAGTAACAGTGCTATGTGAATAGACAGTCATGACTTCTTCATTATAGCGTGTTTCAACTGAGCACACTCGGCGTGTTCCACCAGTCGCATCACTATTTGCATGTCCAGCCATCGCACCAAGAACAGCACCAATAGCACCACCGTTTTCTTCACCCTTAATATTATTACCAAGTGCGCCACCAATAATTGCACCAATCAATGCATCACCAGTCTTGTCACCTGACACTTGTCGGTCTGTACAAACTTCTACTTGATATGGTGTTTTATTAATAACTTGCTTTGTAACATCTGTTACGATAGTTGCTGGTGAAGCAGCATTAGCTGCTACTGCGAATGTACTGAGCGCCGCAAACGCCACAATTGCATGTTTCATTTTTTAACTCCTCTATCCTTTTATACGAGTTTTGTAATTGTTCTTGCAGTTCTCTAACATTGTTCTGCAAGATCTCTATCATACCGTCTTTATTCAGAATTTCACGACGAAATATTTCTAGTTCAGATTTTTGGTGATCTTTGAATTCTGCCATTGAATTAACATCTCCTCTTGTAATCTATAAGCTTCTTCTTCCCATGGCAAAGACATGTACTCATCAACAGTACTGAAGATTGTAATGTATTCTTCACCTTTCCACATTTTACGAATTCCATAATCTTTTAATTCGTTTTTTTCATGTTGTTTTACATGAACCATTTCGTGGAAAATTAAAGTAATGAGATCGTCTTCACTCAACCCTTTTTGAAGTTCTATGTTATGTTCACCCTTGTCGATAAAACAATGATAACCTTCTGCATCATCTTCATCCATATCTTTAAGATATATCTCAACATCAAGATTTTTCTTACGAGGCATTAATGTTCGAACAGCAAAATGAAAAGCCTCTTCTGTAAGAATTCTTTCACGTTCTGTTCCACCACTTACTTCACAATAAACCATACTTTTTCCCTTCAATATAATAATATTATACTATATTTTTCAGAGAATGTAAACAAAAAAATGCATTATGCTTCAGAAACATTCATCAACGATACTTCAGCGGGTATAATCTTTTCTTGTTCTTTACTATATACACGCACTTCAACATTATCACTGCGATCTACTTTAAATGCGTCATGATTATGATGTAGAACAAATTTAGTATTTGAAAATTCTTTCCACAACTCTGTCCAGATCGGTCTCCAGAAATGAGCTAATCGATTCGTATTTGTATTTGTTCTATCAGAGTTAAGAACGAGATCTGAATAGCTTCTTAAATTAAAATCAAATATTGAATCAAATCCATACATGTGGATCTCATCGGCTTTGAGTTTATTCGCTGCGTAGTGAACTGCTAAGTGGCCACAATTCCAATTCGTGTATCCCTGCCCCATGCTTTGACCTTGAAGAGCATACTTTGGAAGTAGCGTATAAAATTCTTTTACTTGCTGTGCATGAGACATGTAAAATGAAGGATGATCTTCCATCCATTTCTTTGGACGAAATCCTAAAAGCCATTGTCCCGGAACGACAATTTCTTTTTTTGTCAATGCATTCATAAATTTAAAGTCTACGATTGCAGTACACCACTTGTCAGGAACATCAAAGGGTATTTGATTGCATGCAATCTTCAATCCTTTTCTTGGTTCTCTTTGATACAAAACAGTTTGGTCACCGTTTCCAATTACATGAACAACTCTAGCCATTCATCATACTCCTAATACGATCTTTACCTTTCTTTCCCGTCCAATGAATAATTTTTGCATTTGTAGCGGGTTGATTATCATTTTCAATTTGAAGTCTCAGCCAATTATATTCATTCGGTAATGGTTCTATATATGTTAATCTTCCGAGAGGATCGAGCATACGCTGTAATGTTTCTTGATCTCCAACATCAGGGTTTGATTCGACTTCTTTAACCCATCGATATAGAATATGTGGTTTTCCAATAAATCCTACAACACCTGAGTTATACCAGATATCGCCTCCGCCACGTCTTTTAGTCCACGGCCTATCCTCAACCATGCCTAATCTATTTTCTACAAGTTTATCAAAAATGCCTTCGATATTTCCCTTTATTTCGCAATCTGTATCAAGCCAGACTGTTTTCTTTGAAGGACAATGCATCATAGACTTTGGCTTTTTGAACCAACCCTGTTCTTTTACATTTGACATAGTTATAATAGCATGAACGTATGGCTCAATGCTCTTAATGTCATTTACTCCAAAGTCTGCAAAAATAAGAGGTAGAGTATTATATTTTTTATAGTTTTCAAAAAACCAAGGAAGCATCCACTCTTGAGTATGATCACAACCAGTAAGAAATGCTTTATCAAATAATTTTGTATTGCTCATTATAATTATGCTTTGCTAAGCACCCTGTTTCATTTTGAATAGTAGTGAATGTGTCTACAGCCATACATGCCCAAGGATAGTATTCCTGAAGCCATGGGAAATTGTCGAGGCACATAAAGATGTCTGTAGGACCGCCATGCGTTTTTGCCTTTTTAATTAATTCTTTTGCTCCGTAT